GGTAAATCGTTATCAGACCAACGTCACTTCGTTCGTTCTGAACATTGGCATATCGTTGATGGTGAATTAAAAATGGATTTGGAATTTAATAATGGTTACTCTACATCTAAGGTATATAAAACCGGTGACAGTATTGATATTCCAGTTAAATGTTGGCACCATGCAACGAATGTTGGAGACAGACCAGTTAAAGTCATTGAAGTTTGGATGGGAAATACCTTATCAGAAGAAGATATTGAAAGAAGATAACATTATTATTTTGTAGTAGATAAATCTATTATATCACACTGGAAACATATGTCAACTCTTTTTTTATAAATATACAAAAATAATATTAAACAAAGGAGAAAAAGATGGCTTTTCAGTTATCGCCGGGAGCTCGTAATGGTACACTTCAGTCATTAGAGACAACAGTCGGTGCAAACCCTATCTTAACTATCGCAACAGGCGCGGCACCTACGGAATGTCAATCAGCAAACACTGGTAACATTGTTGCAACTATGATATTGCCTACCGAATGGTTAGCAGTACCATCAGGTGGTGTAATTCAGTTATCTGGTAATTGGCAAGACTTATCTGCTGATGCATCAGGTACAGCGGGTTATTTTAGAATACATCAAAGTGATGGAACAGTATGTCATATGCAAGGTACAATATCAGCATCAGGCTCTGGTGGCGATATGCAGTTAGATAACACTAACATTGCTATTGGTCAGCAGATTACTATAACAACATTTTCAATTACAGCCGGTGGCGCATAAGGACTAAATAAATGTCCGCAAATGGCGTATTTACATCAACATTAGATCTCAGCTTCTTTGGAGGTGGTTTTTCAACTATCGCTGGAGAGGCTTCTAGTACATTTGACTATACATTTAGTTCTGATGTTTTTGTACCGGTACTTGCTGAATTAAATCAAACATTAACATTTGATGTTCAGGCTGGTATTGTAACGCCGACGGTATATGGTGAATTTAGTGGTAACATTGGCTTTACATTAACAGAGCCTGCTCGAATTGAGTTTGGTATTCAGAGTTACTTATATTCTGGTAATAATGAAATCAACTTTACCTCGTCCTCGAGTGGTTTTTCAATAATTGCTGGTACTGCGGATATAACATTTCCGATTACAATATCTGGTACCATGGCTCAGTTCTCGTTGGGTCAAACTACTGGAGCTTTTGGGTTTGCACTTAATTCAAAAGTAATTAACTATACGCTTACAAATAGAGCACGATCTGGTTTTAACTCAATAGAACTAGCAAATACTAAAGAAAATAATGTTCTCATACGCAGAGCATCAGAACCGAACGATATAAAACTAAAAAATATTGGTTTAACTTATGCTGAAGTTAGAAACTAATTTATTTTAATAAATAAAAGATAAACCTTGGAGATAAACACATGGCGGCGAATTTTTACATAAAGCAAAACGACACTGCTCCGTCCATTGAAGCCGTTTTAACAGACTCAACTGGTCGAGCAAAATCATTGATCCTTGCTTCGCAAATAAAGTTTAATATGTCAACAGAAGAAGGCTCAAGCTTAGTTAATTTGGGTACTGCATCCATTATTAATGCTACGAAGGGTATAGTATCTTATCCTTGGCAAACAGGCGATACATCAAACACAGGAATTCATAATGCTGAATTTCAAGTAACATATACTAATGGTCAAATTGAGACATTTCCTAACTCAGGATACATCAAAATAATCATTAGAGAAGAGTTAGGATAAGATATGGCACTGCCTCATTCCAGAGAAGATTTTAAAGATTTTATTTTAAGAAAGATCGGTGCGCCGGTAATTCAGATTAACGTCGCTGATGAACAAGTTGACGACCGTGTAGATGAAGCTATTTCTTTTTGGAGAGATTATCATTATAATGGTAGTCAATTAGTTTATCTTAAGCATGAAATTACTCAAGCCGATAAAGATAACGGATACGTTCCTCTGCCAAAAGGTCTGTTAGGTATTTCAAAAATATTTGGTTTTGATACTAATATTTCTACAGGTACTGGTATGTTTAATGTTAATTATCAATTCGTTTTAAATAACATACAAGATATGACTAGTTATTCTATGCAGACTTATTACATGACAATGCAACATATTGAGTTTATGCAAGAATTACTTGTTGGTAAACCAATGATACGTTATAATAAGTATGTTAACAAATTACATATCGACACTGACACTAAACAGTGGGTAGTTGGTAACTTTATTATTATTGAAGCATACGATATTTTAGATGAAGATGCATATGCTGAATTATGGACAGACAGATGGCTGCAAAATTATGCTGCAGTTTTAGTTAGAGAACAATGGGGCATGAACCTTACTAAATTTAATCAGATGACTTTGGTTGGTGGAGTACAGTTTAACGGAGAGCAGATATTATCAGAGGCAAGGGCTGACAGAGAAAGAATAGAAGAAGACGCAATACGATCACTTCAACCTCTTACCTACAATTTTATTGGATAAGTTATGGCAACGAACGCATTTTTTAGAAACCACGATAACGTATATGAACAAAACTTAATTGACGATTTAGTTATCGAGTCAATTAAGATATATGGCATAGACGTTAAATTCATTACGAGATTACATCAAAACATTGATAAGATTTTAAACGAAGACGATTTACCGACGTTTGATAAGTATTATGATTTTGAAGTATACATTAAAAACGTTGATGGATTTGAAGGTGAAGGAGACTTCTTATCTAAGTTTGGTTTACAAATTCGTGACTCAATTACATTCACAGTTGCTATACGTACCTTTGAACAATACGTTACACGTGAACAAGATACACGATTACGTCCACTTGAAGGCGAAATGATTTGGATGCCACTCAATCAAAAAATGTATAAGATCCAACACGTTGAACATGAAAGTGTATTCTATCAAACAGGTGCATTACAAGTATACGATATGAGATGCGAATTTGCTGAATACTCTGGTGAAACATTCGATACTGGCTATTATGAAATTGATAATTACTTTGGAGATATTGATACATCGGCAAATACGGTTACATCTCTTACATCATTACAAGGTGTTGACCCACTTGCTAATAACTTTGATTTTGAGGATCAAGCAGATGATATATTAGACTTCTCTGAAATGGACCCATTCAGCGAAAACATTTCTATACAGGATTAACAATATGGCAATCGCAAATTATTTTTATAATTCAACTACAAGAAAATACGTAGCGTTATTTGGAACACTGTTTAATCAGTTAAAGATCCAAAGACATGATAACGCTGGTGTTCTTAAAAAAGAAATGATTGTGCCATTAGCCTATGCACCATATCAAAAAATATTAGCAAGAGTAACTGCAGATCCTGATTTGATTAACAGTCGTCGTCCTGCTATGACGTTACCAAGAATGTCTTTTGAAATAAACAACATTTCATATGATCCACAACGCAAATTAACTACAACAGGTAAAATGATTAAACGTGGCAAATCAGAAACAGATGACGCTCGACCTTACGTATATAACCCTGTACCATATAATTTAGATTTTTCTTTATACATTATGACAAAGTATTCAGAAGATGCTACTAAAATCTTAGAACAAATTATACCATTCTTTACACCAGACTGGACTGTTGGTGCCAAGATGATACCAGATTTGGATCCTATTGATATACCTATTGTTTTAAACAGCGTAACAATCGAGGATCTTTATGAAGGTGCATTTGATGAAAGACAAATGGTTTTACATACACTAACCTTTACACTTAGAGGTTATTACTTTGGGCCAGAGAAAACGAAAAAGATTATTAAATTCGTTGACGTTGATATGTTCAATGGTACTGATACTAATTCGCCGTTCCTAGAAGGTATTGATATTCGTCCTGGGTTATCATCAGCAAATACTCCAATAACTGATGTAGGTGAAACAGCAACCGCAATATCTGCTTTAACCACCGGATCAGTAAGTAGCATTTCGTTAACTAATGATGGTGAAAACTATAACGCAAATACGGTTGTTACTATCGGAGCACCTGATGTAGCAAACGCAGATATAACATCTACGATAACAAACGGGGCGGTATCTGATATAACGATCAATGATGGTGGAGGATACTTCAGTAATCTACCAACGGTGTCTGTAGGGCTCCCAGATAGCCCTATCACAACGGCTACCGCGACTGCTACATTAAGTGGCGACTCTGTTGCTAACGTATCTATATCAAATCCAGGCAATTTCTATACTAATCCAACGTTTTCAATAGCACCTCCACCAAACGTGGCTGCAGAGTTTAAGTTTGGTGATGATGCATTAGCTCATAGTAGTGAAAACGATGTTACGACTTTACATTCATTCTCTGGTTATTTTAATTCCAATACTGGATATAAAGTATCGTTTTGGATTTACCCAACCTCTTTCCCAGGTGGTAATAATCCAATGTCAGTACTCTTTGCGCCATTTACAAAAATATTCTTTACCGCTGATACAGGTAATGTTAGGTTCCAATATGGTGGTGCGCCAGTTGTTACTTCTGATACTGATTTGGTCCTCAACCAATGGAACCACGTAGAAGTAGAACATTATACAAATCTTATTCGAATTAACGTTAATGGTTTATATGGCACACAAGAAACGCGTGGTGCAGGTAACGTTGCATTCCCAGGACATACATATCGAGCTGGTGATGCTCAAGGTAATGAATCAGTATTTGACGGAGCTAACAGAAGCTTCCTTGGATACTTAGATAACGTAACTTGGGAAACAACCGGTGATATGCCTACGGCTTCTAGTGGTGATCCATATACCATCCCAACGACTGCAAGAACTGGCGATTTATTTACTAAGAACTTTGATAAGGATCTTCCTGTAGCCACAATCACTGCAACAGACGGCGAAGTAATTTCTATTGATGTTACTTCTGGTGGATCTGGGTATACTACAGCGCCAGCTGTTACGATTGATGCACCTGACGATACGCCGTCAACATTTGCTGCTTCATTAACACCAACATTAGTAAATGGAGTCATAGACTCAATTACAATAAATAGCTCAGGGAAGTTCTACGCGAACGCTCCTGCAATCAATGTTTCTGCACCAACGTCGACTCAGGCAACTGCCATAGCAAATGTTGGTAATAACGGGGATATTCAATCAATAACAATAACCGACGCAGGCTTAGGATATAGAAATCCACCTGCAGTAACTATATCGTCTCCAGACTTTGGATCAATTCCATACCAAGACATTGAGTTTGATGACAACTGGGGTATTATTAAAACCATAGTGAGTGAATAATATGAATGATAAAATAGCTGAAAATCTCGGATTGAGACCACTTTCAGAAATTAGAGAAGAAGAGCTAGCTGCCACGCCAGTTGAAGTTGTTGAAGAAATACTTCCAGCTATAGTAACCGACGAGGTAGATGACGAAAATCTAAAGGATCTTGCAAAGGTTCGCGAAAACATTGAAGGTGTTATTGAAATCGGAAATGAAGCAGTAAGAGAAATGCTTGAGATTGCAAAACAGTCAGAACAACCAAGAGCATTCGAGGTTGTATCCACATTGATGAAAACGATGTTAGACGCCAATAAAGATTTTGCTGATGTTTCAACTAAAAAGAAATTTGCAAAAGAAGAAATAAATGCACCTAAAGAGGCTGCGCAAACCAACACAGTAAATAATAACTTGATTGTATCCACCGCGGATTTATTAAAAATGTTGAAAGATACTGAAAATGGGTGACGGTTATTTAGGAAACCAACATCTTAAAAAGATTGGTGAAGAAATAGAATGGTCGCCTGACCTATTAAAAGAGTATATGAAATGTGCGCAAGATCCAATATATTTTGCCAAGAATTATATTAAAATTGTACATGTTGATAAGGGATTAGTTCCATTTGAAATGTACGATTACCAAGAAAATATTACTCGAAAAATTACTGATAATAGACGTTTG